GCATTTCCACCAATAGACAAACTTGAAGCAGTTCCTGTTAATCCTGTACCTGCACCAGTAAAGCTAGTGGCACTTAAAACACCTGTAGATGGAACAAAACTGAGCTTAGTAGAGCTAGTTGTCGCTGCGTTATTGCCACTAGAGTTTAACGATAGAACAGGGTAATAAGTTGACGCAGAGCTTGTATTGTCTGTAATTGCAATGTTTGTAGCGTTTGTGGCTGTAGTTGCAGTCGTAGCCGAGCTTGCCGAACCGCTAATATTGACTGCTAAAGAGCTAATTGATCCGCTTGCCGAATTCAACGGAACTGCGGTAGTGCCAATGTAAAGCGAGGAATTACCTAAAACTCCACTAGGGATAGTTCCTGACAAATTACCAGCAGTAAGGCTCGTTAAGCTTGCTCCTGATCCGCTAAACCCTGTCGCTGTAAATACGCCTGTAGAAGGGTTAAATTGAAGCTTAGTAGAGCTTGTATATTCTGTTGATAGGTTTCCGCTTGTTTGGTTAGCAAACAAAGGATAACGAGTGCTATTTGTAGTAGTGTCATCTGTAACAGTCGCATAAGAAGTAGGAGTTGTCCAAGTAGGAGTTCCTGTGCCTGCTGAAGTCAGAACTTGACCTGTTGTGCCTGCTGCTGTAAAGCTTGTAGTGCTTGCGCCTGATTGGTAAGGAATTGCGCCTGCTACGCCACCAGCTAGATTTGTAGAAGTTGTCGCTGTTGAAGCTGATCCTACTGATAATGTGCTTTGAGCTACATATTGTGGTGCTGTTCCGCTAGATGTTAAAACATAGTTTGCAGAGCCAATACCTAAAAAAGTTGTTGCGCCTGCTCCTGATTGGTAAGGCAAAGAGCCTGCTAAACCACCAGCTACGTTTGTTGCTGTTGTAGCACTAGCTACTGCGCCACTTACGATTGAGCCTAAAATTGATGTAATCCAACTAGGATTTGAGTAGCTACCAGTTGTATATACGCCATTTGTGACAGTTGCAGCGTTACCTGAGATGCTAATACCCCATGTGCCATTTGCGCCTGTGCCTGTCGTGCTAGGTGCGCCAATAGTGTTATATGAGATAGTTTGAGCTACAGAACCGTTAAAAGTTGACCCACTTGCGCCACCTGTGCCACCGTTATTAAAAGTAACGCTATTTGTGACTGATCCTGCCGTTGTTGCACTTGCAGCATTACCACCAATGGATAAACTGGTTGCAGTACCAGTTAAACCGGTACCAGGGCCGCTAAATTGGGTAGATGCGGTGATAGTAGTGCCACCAACAGTTGAACCGCTTATGGGCGTTCCTGTGATGCTTCCACCAGTTATTGATACATTATTAGCGTTCTGTGTGGACATCGTGCCAAGACCGCTTACTTGCGTGTTGGCGATGGCAATAGATGTATTTGTTACGCTGGTTACTTGACCTTGTGCATTGGTCGTAAACACAGGAACAGAGCTTGCAGAACCGTATGTGCTTGCTGTGCCTACGTTTGTAATGCTAAATGTAAAACCTGTAAGGGTTAACCCTGTACCTGCTGAATAAGTAGCAGAAGTTGTAAATTGCGCCCAAGTGATAGGCGTTGTGCCGATTGTGCCACCAGGCGTTACTGTGCAAAACCATGCTGATCCTGCTTGTGAACCGTATTCTACAAAAGCAATAGCTGAAACTAGCTCTGACCAAGCATCTGCATCGCTTGATCTGCTCCATGCACCGCTAGAAGCAATATAAATGCCGTTTTGAGTATTGTTTGATTGATTTTTAACAATAACTCTATCGCCTGATAAAGTCGTGTAACCATCAATTGTTTGCAGACCTGACAGCGTAATATTGGCTAAAGTTGCACAAGCTACTGGTTGTTTCCAGCTAATACCTGCTGCATAAGACTGCAATGCAAGCAAGTTAACTATGTCAGTTGCGCCTGTAGGCTGAGTCGTAATTTGACCTGTTGTGGTCGTAATATTGGTAAAAACGCCTGTAGAAGGCGATGTAGAGCCAATAGGCGAACTATCAAGAGTGCTGTTGGTAATGGTTAAACCCGACTGAATCGGGTTTGCAGTAGCATAAAAAGGCTTATTCTGACCTATAAATGTATTAAAACTTCCATCTACATTAAAGTAAGCCTGAACAGGCAGTAAATTCTGAGTTACAGAATCATTGATGTCAGCCATAAATTACCTTTAATAGGCAATACAGTTAACTAAAACTACATCTCCAGCAGACATATTGGCAGCAGCACCTGTTGTAACAGAATAGCTAGTAAATGTAACTGAGGTTGCTGTGCTTGCTGTTAATTGCAAAAATACAGCATTACCGCTTGTTACATCAGCAGCAAATCCTAACCAACCATTAGGGGCTGTAGGAAGATTAATAGTTCCGTTAGCTGCGCCACCTGTGCCAACTGTTACTTTAAAGCAAAAAGTATTGTTAGCAAGAATAGTAGGGCTAGTTCCCCAGCCTGAACCTAAAGTAGGGCTAGTGCCTGAAATTACTAAATTGCCTTCAACAGCTAAACTGCTGGCATTTAATGGTGTCTGTAATGGATTGCCACCTTGTCCATATAAGCCTAAACAATTACCATTTGCATCATATTCAGCTTGGACTGGCAATAAATTGATTACTGAGCTACTTGCAACGCCTGGATTTGACATATTGATTCCTTAGTTTTGATCTACCATAGGCATTACATATAGTGTGCCACTTGTTCCAATCGCTGTAACTGCAAAACTAGGTGGAACAGCAATCACAGTAGGTTGGGACATTGCTACGCCCAAAACAAATGATTGGCTGGTGTTACCACCTGTGGGCAATACGGCAGCAGGAGCTGTAGTCGTTGTGCCTGCAATAGCAGGAGCAATCGTAATCGCTACAGGGCTTGAACCAGTATTTAAAAACCCACAAAAGTTAGGCTGATCGTTGCCGTTAGGAACGATAGTTACAGAAGTTGAAGAAGTGCCACTAACGCTAATAGCCGTTGTAGGGCCTACAAAACGATATGCTGATACGTTAGCCATTTTTTATCCTTAAACAGCAGTTACAGGTGCTGGGCCTTCTAAACGAGTAATCTGAACTGTATATGCGCCAGAAGAAGGTGTAGCAGATGCAGTAGTTACGTTAGCAAACTGAATAGACAATACGCCAGCAGTTAAGCAATCAGCTTCAGCAATAACAATACCTGCTGTTTGTGTGCCGTTATAGCCTTGAACTAGCACAATATCAGTAGTTTGCAGACCTGCAACGCTAAAAGTCTGAGCAGCAGAGATATTTGCAGCTACAGCAACAGGGGTAATAGATGGGGTAATGTAAAAAGTTTCGTGGGAATTGCCACGAGTGATGGTGGTGCTAGACATATTTTTTCCTTTGCAAAGGGGTGTGTTGTAAATCTACAACTATTTTACATTGTTTTGCATATCTCTCAAGTGTTTTCCACAACTTCCTTTGTAGGTTTTATAACCGATATGACCTAGCTCAAATTCAAGATTTGCCCATACTTTGCCACCAATATCAATCCATCTTTGGCAAAAGCTAAAATCTTCGCTCAAACGATTGCCGTCAGGCATCTCGTATGGATCAAATAATGGCCAAAACTGAGTATGTTCTGACACGCTACGCAAAGTCTGACGAGGATATGCCTCAATCATCTTATTAGCGCAATTCTTGCTAATCTTTAAAAAGCCACCTGGCAAGCCTAAGACTTCTATAAGACCTGTTTCTGGGTCTGTAGGATATTCTTCTTTTTCTTCAATTTTGAATGGCCACGCCAAAGGCTCTTGTTTCTTAGGGTAAATACCACCCACTACATCTACAGGATAGTCAATAAGCTGTAATAATGCGCCTGGATTCCAAAATACATCGTCATCAACAAATACAAGGGTATCGCAGTCAGAACGCACAAATGCTGCAAATAAAGCCCCTCGTGAGCCTGCAATATCGCTGTTTCCTATATCTTCTGCAATGCAAAATTTATCGCCACGCCCAATGATATTAATTGAATCGAGCAAAATAGAGCGCATAGTAGCAAAATGCACCTTGGCTGAATAGCAAGGCATAGCGAGCATAATACTTTTCATTTGATCCCCTCAGAATGTTAAAAAACCCACCTTTTTAGGGGTGGGCTTTTATTTTACAACAGATTACTGTGCAGATAAGTCGTAACCATATACATACACATCGATTGTGCCAGCAACGGCAGCAGAAGATACGTTTACATATAGTTGTTGAGCAGATGTTGCACTTGTAGTTAACGAAGCAGCTACAACTGATGCGTTAGCAGTAGTTGTGTTTGTTGCCAAAGCTGCTTTAGTCAAAATTGCTGTGCCAGCAGCAGAAGGAGCTGTGTAAACACCTAAATAGGTGCTACCAGTTGCTACTGCTGAACCTGCGTTGTTGCAGTTAGCTGTAATAACAGAAACTGGAACATAGCTGGTTACATCAATTACGTTGACAGGTGTATCACCCAAAGAGTTCAAGTTCACAGACTGAGCTGTTGCGATCAAACGCAAAGCTTGGTTAGAACCCAATACTTGTGGGTGAATCGAGGTGGTGACTGCTGGTCCTGGATTAGACATTATAGTTTCCTTTCGTTATCCGTTAAATTAAGCTGCAACACGGCAAGCGAGTTCAGGATACAAGTTAGCCCAACCATACAGAACGTCTAAACGAGTAGGAATAGAGTCGTTGTTAATGGTGTATTGACGAACTACACGCATTGACAGACCGATTTCCTTGTCGCTTGCACGACCTGCAAAGTGAACACCCTCTGGCAACTCAAGGTCGGCTACTGCGAGAGTAAACGCATTGCGGTGCATGATGATGTTTTGTGGGGAAACAGTACCAGACTGGTTAAAGAAGCTAACAGCAGCAGTAGAGCTGGTTGAAGGAATAGATACGTTCTGGAACTGACCGGCAGTAATAACTGCTGGGCTTACGTTTACAGAAATAGTACCACCTGAACCGCTAACAGCAGTATTAACAACAAAGTTACGCAGCTTGTTTGAACCATAAGCCTGACGATTCTGTGGGTTAACAGCATAAACGCCAGCGATGGTGAATGTATCGCCTTGATTTAAGCTAACGCCATTGGTCAGAGTCAAAGTGATTGTGCTTGAAGAAGCCCAGCCAGATGTCAAGAAACCAGTTGCGGTAGAAGTGTTAACAGTTGCAGAACCTGAGAAGCTACCGAAAGTATGGGAAACGATGTTTTGATCCATCTTCCAATTCATACCAGCAGAGTCACGACCCATCAAACCTTTACGATACTGTTCGCCAATAGCTTCTTGTGGCACAAAGAGGCCTTTCAAGCTGTCAACGATAGTAGCAGAAGTAAATGGCTCAACTACGCATGAACGACGACCATCACGTGGAGCGCCTTCAGAATCAAGGTAAGCAGCAGCGGTCAGGTAAGTGATCAAACCAGTTGGAGGTGTACCAGCAACGCCAACGATGTTAGCGGTGTTGTTTGCAGCTTGCAAAGTACCATCACGATCAATCTTGTTAGCGATAGCAGCTACAGCAGGCTTCAATACACGATCAGAGAACATATCGAGGCTCAATGCCAAATCTTGCGTGGTGAATTGAGTGTCAACGTGAAACTGAGTAGAGAGGGTTACTGGTACAGAAGTTTCTACAAAATCCTCGACATTGAGGGCGGGCCCTGTTGTACCAATGAAACGACCTGGCTTACGTACGTTAACAGTATTTCCAATCTTGCCACCCACGACAGCGAACTGGTCATCGTAGTTACGATCTACTTCAGAGGTGAATGTTAATTCGTTTTCCAAGACCATTAACGCTTCGTTAGTGATCTTAGAAATAGTTAGCAAATTATTTGCCATGATTATTTCCTTTATTAAAATTGGGTTTATCAGCGTATCCGTTTAGCCTGTCGTGCTGCTTTCCATTGGGCATACGTTCCATGAAATTGTCCATCTCCATCAATCAGAACATCGCCACCGGATTTGCTTGCACTAATAGGTTTAATCGGTGCTGGTGCTTTACTACGAGCAACAGTTTCGCTTTTGACTTCAGCAGGAGCTTCTTTACGCTCAAACTGAATTTCCAATTTCCCTAATTCCTTCAGAGCTTTTGACACAGGCATTGAAGCAAACTTTTGGGCGTATTCGTCATCTGATGCTAAGTGATATAGGATTTGAGGGCCTACATCAGACTCCAAGATTGCATCCTTGATTTCATCTCTCACTTGGACTTGGCTTGAAGCTACCATATCATCAAAATCAGGCAATTCAGCTTTCACTTTTTCAAGTTTTTGCGACCAAGACTTAATTACTTCTTGGCGTTGTTCCTCGATTTTGCGTTGCTGTTCTTGCTTATCACGCTCAACTAATGCTTTTTCTGCGCTCCACTCAGCCAATGCTTCTGCATATTCATCAACATTGTTAAATTGCGCCCTAGTTGGCTTTTCACCTACAGGGTCAGCTTCTTCTGCTTTGGGAGGTGCTACTTTGCTCTCAAGTTCTTGTAGGCGGGCTTCAAGGGCTTCTTTTTCGGCTTCGGCTTGCTTAGCACGTTTAGTAAGCTCTGAAAAACGCTTTTCAAGTTTGGGATTTTGTTTAGGCTTGTCTGTTGCTTCCGCTTCTTTCTCTGCCTCTGGTTCACTCTCAGCTTGAGCTTCTACTGCTGGCTCTGACTCTGGAGTTTCCTCAACAGTTTCAGCCTCAACAGGAGCTTCTTCGCTAGCTAAACCTAATTTTTCAGCATGGAAATTAGCTAAATTTTCACTTGTTACTACATTTGATGCGGTTCTTACTACTTCTGACATGGAATACTCCAAGAATTAACCCTATGAACCCATAGGTAGGTAAATGCTTTTATATCACAAGTGTTGCATTTCTACAACACTAAATAGCTCTTTCGATCGCTTCTGCGTTGGCAGCTTTGAAATCAGTCTTATTAATATGCGCCAAAACAAGGGCTAATTGCGCCTTCATCTGTTCAATTTCAAGCTGAGTCTGAGTCTTAACAACTGTATCTTGAGCAGCAGTTTCTGTACGCATTTCGGTGTCGTGCGCTTTGGTGTGCTGACGCATGAGTTCACGCTTAGTTTCAGCCTCTTGTTTAACGCTTTCGATGTCTTGACGTTGTTTAATCATCATTTGCAACTGCATATTTTCTTGTTGTAGCTTCTGCATCTGCGCTTTACCAGCAGCGATTTGCATCTGAACTTGTGGTGGGATTGGTGACTTGTCATCAATCTGTGACATTGGATTAGAGGCAGCCAAACGATCTGCGATGACTTCTGCGCCAGGAAAATCCATATTACGGAACACCAAATCGCCTGCCACTTGCATCAGTTGTGGATCAACTTGCAATAATTGTGTCATGGTATCGGCAGCTTCTTGACGCTTGGAGTTGTATCCAGGGCCTGTATCCATAACAACATCATATTCGCCCACAGTTACGTCATTGAGGACTTTGGTTACGCCCTGCTCGTCTTGGCTACGCTGATTAATTGTGACTAATTCAGGCTTTCCATCATCGCCAATGATTCGCATGACCCGTTCTCTGTCATAAATCTTAGGGATCAGATCAAGAATGATGCGACCTGTGTGACGGATACTGCGTGTCAAATTGTCGTAATAGTGGAAATTGGTCATATCCACTTGGGCTTGCTGACCTTGCATAGCTTTACCAGTCATCATGCCGGTAGGAAGCTGGCTAGGATCAAAAATACCTACGACTGCTTGTAAATCTTGATTCATGCCTTGCAAAGCAGACATCACGCCCGCAGGAGGTGGCTCTGGTTGCAGTCTTGTAGGAGCTGGAGCTGGTCTGCCCTCAATATCTGTCTGTTTGTAACGTAAAACAGGCATAGCTTTGATGTTAGCCATCGCCCATTCGTTCTCGTGACCCTCATCCTGTCCTTCAGCCAACAACCATTTTGCTTTAGGAGCAAGGGCTACAGTTTCAGTCAAAGCCGTTGACCAGTAGTTATACATACGTTGTGGGTCTTTAGCCATGCGAACCAAGCCAAACTTCTTATGCTTGTCATCAACTCGCACTTCTTGACCATAAGTAGGCACAACAGGGATAAATTTACCCGCCCATTCGCCTTCTTCAAGGATTTCCATAGCGGTCAGCTTGCACCACTTAATCTTCTTTTTCCACGTTTCTCTGCTATCAATCACAGTAATGCTAGAAGCCTCTAAAACGTCTTTAGGAGGCATTTCATCCTTATAGACTGTAGTGCCATCAGATAGCTGAACTAACTCTGTCTTAATGCGTTCTGTGTAGAAATACTCGGCTATACGTATATCTTCTTTCGTGACCCATTCGGATTCGGTGTCACCTGTTCCCCTTGATGAGAATCCCTGGTCAAATTCAGCGTTGGGATACATCTTTTTAAACACGTTTTTGCTGATAACTGTCGTAATAAGGACACGCTCAGCATCGCTACCATCAGGAAGCACGCTATTAGGATCAAAATAGACAGTAAAAGGGTTTTCAATCGGCTTAATGTAAATTTCTTGGTCAAAGCTGTCCTCTCTTACATAGTCTGTAGTGATACGCCAATAGCCCCAGCCCATCTTAACTGCGTATTCAAAAGCGTGATCGTAGGCTGAGTCTGCATCGGATTGGTTCTCAATATGACGGCAGATACCAGTAATGATCTCAGCGACTTTAGCGTCTGACTCATTGTTCATTCCATGCACTTTGATGCGTGGGCGTTGCTGTCTTTGCTGATTACAGATTTGACGAATATAAGCATCAACTTTATTGATGGTCAGGCATGGGCGAGCTTCCAATACTCGGCTGTTCTGAACGTCAACAGGCCATTGATCGCCTGCTGCAAATCTTACGTCATCAAGAGCTTCTGCACGATTGTTGCTATCCGAATCATTACAAAGTCTTAAAAAGTCTTTGGCTTCTTCGATTCTGCCGTCTGATTGGGAGTCTGCAACTCTGTCGTATGCCATAGGAATTCCTTAAAGATTGTCTGATTTTAAGACATCTGTTGTCTTTTTACTACACATTTTAGCCCATCCAGCTTGACGGGAGTTGATAAGTTCCCCGTTGTTTAGGGGCTTTTCTTGGTTCGTTAACCATAAGGCCGATGTAACGGAAAGCATCTGCTCCGTGTGAATAGCTATCGTGCAGGGGTTTTTGTGAAAATTGTTTGGTATCGGGGTCAACGTCATAGCGGTAATGTCTTAAACATTGCAATCCATCGTGGCAGTTTGCTTTATCAAACCAGCACTTGTTAAACATCATTCGGGCAGCATTAATAGAATCAGCGATGGGTGTTCGCTCAATAACTCTAGTGTTATACCCTGAAGCTCTAACGATTTCTTCAATAGATTTGCCGTTTGATGCCAAAGTTTTGTTTCCAGCATCATGGGGTAGCCAAATAGTGTCATATACATATCCATACGACTGCATTTTAGCCAGGTAATGCGCTATTGTTTCTTGGTTGTTTTCGTAATACCGAATGAGGCGAGTTTCCATGCCAATAAACTGCACAAACCAAATAGCAGTAGCGTCAGCCCAACCGAGGTCAAATACTGCGTGAACTGGCTTAATAGGGTCATAAGGGACATTCGTAATTCTTCCGTCTAGCTCTGCCATCGTCATTTCTTTGGCAAAGATTGCACCATCTACTGTCTGACGGCATAAACCTTCCCAGACGTTATTATAAGACTGAATGTCCCTAGCTCTTAGGGCATCTTTTTCTAATTTAAGTGTTTCAGGAAACCACGGGTTATCCGACCAGTTAATCTTCGCAACTTTGCTATTGTCCGGTGGGTTAAGAACAAACCTTTGGTACGTTTCGTCTGACTCAAGCTCTGGGTTAAATGTAACCCATATTTCTGAGCTTTCTTTACGAATTGTGGGGATAAGAACATTCCATGATGTTTTAGATACGCTCTGTGCCTCCTCGACCCAGCATATATCCACGCCCTCATAGGACTTGATATTGGCAACATTGTTTTTAAGTCCAACAAAAGCAAACTCAGTCCCATTCTTACCTCTGATTGAGTTTTGCGTAATCTCATAGAATGACTCCAGCTTAAGGGAAATGATTTGATCTGATAAGAGCTTGTGGACAGATTGACCTATCGAGTTTTGAAACTCACGGGCGCATAAGACCCTGGTTGGCTTTTTGACACCAAGAACCAATAAAGCCCTCGCAACACCCCAAGACTTAGCCCCACCACGACCCCCATACAGAACCTTGTAACGCATAGGCTCAAAGAGGAATTGCAGCTTGATAGGGAAGTCAACCGCAGATATTGCCTCCCGCAGTTCTTGGGTGATTTCACTCACTTGGCTTTACAAACCTGACTTCTAATGATGTAACCAGGCTATTTCCATCTGCATCTTCAAGCGTAGTGGCTTGGACTGCCTTGCCGTCTAAACGATCAGCGACTTCTTTAACAGCCCATGCCTCCCCTGCTTCTGCTTGATCTAATACTTTGTCAACAATCCTGCCAATTTTCTGTGGATTCTGAGCTAAAGCCCTTCTCATAGCATCTAAAAAGGGTTTATTCTTTGTTGCGTTCTTGTTACCAATAGGCGCACCGACAGGATTATTTGACTTTTCTTCCATTTCTTTGAATTATAAATACTTTTTGTTGTATTTACGCAACACTTTGATCTTGTGCAGGTTCATCAGACTGTTGTTTTTCTGCAACATCAGTTAATTGTGGCTCTGCAATAGATTTAACACCAGCGATTAGATGAGCAGAGTGCATATAGGGTAATTTACCTAACTCATTTAATAGCTCATTGATCTGTGCTACTGTAAATGCGATGACTTTTTGTTCGATGCTCATTTCTTCTTTCCTTTTGCTTTTGCTTCACGTTGGACATTGAGGGCGATTGCGACAGCTTGCTTTTGGGGCTTGCCTGCTTTCATCTCTGTTTCAATATTCTTGCTTACGGCTTTCTTGCTGGCTGATTTCTTTAATGGCACAGCTTTCTCCTTACGAGTTGTTGCCTTCTTCAAGGCGGGTTTTGCTTTAATTTCTGCTTTGCGTGGCTCAAAGTCCTCAGTAACAATAGGAAAATGCCATTGATTAGATGGCTTGGGCTTTGGGCCAATGACTTTACTTAACCAAGATTTGATGCGATGTATCATATATCCCCTTCTTCTATCCAACATATATCTTGCCATGAAAGCAACAAACACTTCTCGCCCTCGTGGTCTATCTTAGTGAACTTCAGATATTCCTCTTTGGGATCATCGTTCATTGTGCCAAAACGGACTCTCGCCCCTACTTGAATTG